CTTCCGCGTACCTTCGGTCGGTTATCGGGCAGGACGTTTACCCGACGACTCAGTCGACGTTCACGGCATGGCCGGATGCTGGGCGGGTTGATCTGCCTCAGTATCCGGTCGTGTCCGTGGATGCGGTCGAACGGGATGAAGTGGCGGTGGATTACACGTACCGCCCCGGATACATCACCGTGTCGTGCGACGACGCGGTGGATGTGACGTTCACATGGGGTGTTGCTACGGCACCGCCTGTGCTGGTGTCGTTCTCTGCTGTTCTCGTATCGCAGGCGATCCTCGCTGTCGAGACGGGAACAGGGCTCACGTTCGGTGGGCTGTCGTCCGTCGCGCTCGACGACTTCCGGGCCGCGTTTGCCGACGGTGGCACCGGGTCGGGCATGGTGCTTCCGGAGCCTCAGCAGGCCCTTATTCGCCGCCAGTTCGGCCGTGGCGATGTGACGGTGGTGGAGACCCGGTGAGCATCCTCGGCCTGGGCAGGAACTTCGCTGAGGCGCGGATGACTGACACGGTCCTCATCACCCGCGGAACGGAGCCTGTCTTCGATGAGGAGACGGGCACTTACACGCCTACCACGGTGACGGTCTACAGCGGCCCCGCCCGGCTGAAGCTGTCCTCGAGCGTCGTCGGGTCGGTGGACGCGCAGGGGCAGAACCTTGCGGCGCAGACACCGCGCCTGGACCTTCCCGTCGCGACGTCTGGCGGTGTGCAGGTGAACGACTCGATTGAGATCACCGCATCTGTGAATGATCCGGCGAGCGTGGGGCTGCGGCTGAACATCGAGGGCGTGTTCTTCCAGACCGATGCGACGGCTCGACGTTTCCCGGTGGAGGTGCAGACGTGACGACCTTTGATTTCTCGGAGCTGTCGAAGCTTGCCGCGGATCTCGGTGAGGTGCCGGCGAAGGTCACCGCGAACGCGAAGAACGCGGTGGAGGTTACCGCCCGTCATGTGAAGGACGATTGGCGCGACCAACTGAAGCAGTCCGAGAGCATCCCGCGCGGTGCTCAGTCGGTGAGTTACGACGTCGGCGTTGGCCTGGAGGGTATCACTGCGGAGATTGGCCCGGAGGTTGGTGGCCCGGGCGCTCTTGTCGGAATGCTCGAGTACGGCACTCCGACAACCCCGCCGACCGGTTACGGTCACGGGGCGTTGCAGAAGAACGAGGCTGACTTCATCAAGGGTCTTGAGATCGCGGCGGGGGACATCCTGTGAGCGCCGCGGGTGACGCGGCTGTTCTCGCCCGTCTTCGCTCTGATTCGCAGCTCGCAAACGCGATCTATGAGGGCACTGTGACGAATCCTCCCGCCCGTTACGCGTCCGTGTTCGCACCGCTCGGTGCAGACAGTTCGGATCGGCTGGGTGGCCCGTCGAACGTCAACGACACGACGTACACGATTCACAGTGTCGCGACGACGGTTGAGCAGGCGAAGTGGGTTGGGCGTCGTGTTGTCGGGCTGCTGACGGATTACGTCATCCCCGGTGTTGGCCGGCTAACACATCCAGTGTCTCTGCCTCCCCGGCTGGACAAGGAAGCGAATCCACCCCTGTGGTACCTCGTCGACCAGTTCGACCTGACCCACTCGTGATAACAGCGGCGCCGGCCCCCGAGCCTCAAGACGAACACCACTACGCCACCGCGCTGGGCTCGGCCGCTATGTGTAGCGGCGATTACGCCACGGCGCTCGGCTTGTCGGCTTACGCCGGCTAGCCCGAATGACTCCCTCCTTACTCCCTGGAGGGCAACCCAAGGAAGACCCCGGTTGTCGGGGAGAAGAAAGGAACGAACATGGTAGATGTTGCCGATGTGGTCCCCGCGGCCATCAACGTCAAGGGAAACATTGTCATCTGGTGGGTCGACACGATTGCCGACCTCGAGGAGCCGACTGACGACGAGATCGGCGCCGGAACGCGTATCACCCACTCGTTCACGCCGGGCGGTTTCGCGCTTGACGCAGATCAGGTGGTGGACACGGATTCCCGACTGGGGCTCGAGGTCGACCTTGAGGCGCTGGGCATCCGTACCGACACGCTCGGGATGCTCGAGTACATGGACTCGGTCACCGCGAATTCGGCGGCTGTTGTCCTCAAGCCGACGCCGCCCGCCACGCAGAAGTCGGGCTATTTCGTCATCCGCCCGAACGTGCCGAACAGCACGCTCGTCGCGGCGGCGCAGAAGGTCCGCACTGTCCCGGTGACGCTGGGCTCGCAGATCTTCCCGGTCACCCCTGATGGGAAGTTCCACATCAAGCAGCGCGCTTCGATCACTGGCCCCATCGTCGAGGGTGTCGTCGCGGCTGGCGTCTGATCCATCTCCTGACCCTGGGGTTCTCACCGTGCCCCAGGGTCAGGTTCTACCCCTCCACGGTGAAGTAAACGGTGAACAGAATGAACTTCAAGGAACAGTTGGCCGCGGCTCGTGCCGCACGGCCTTTCAAGGATGTGGTGGTTGTTCTCGACGGCGCAGTGTCGGCTGAGCGGGAACGGCTGGAGAAGGAACTCGCAGCGGTTGATGTGAGCGACGTTCGTATGGGTGTTGCGTCGCCGGCTGACGAGATCCAGAAGCAGCTTGACGAGCTCGCGGAACAGTCCGCCGATTCCCTCCTCACCATCCGTCTCACACGCCTCCCCGGGCGGGACTGGTCGAACCTGACGTCGAAGTGCCCGGTGCGGCCCGACGTTCCCATTGACCGCCACTACGGGTACAACTACGACGCCGCCTGTGAAGCCGCGGCACGATACCGGGACACCTCAAACGTTGCGTACGGTGCGCGGCTGGAGGACGGCGAACCTGTCGATATCAGCGACGACGAGTGGGGTGACCTGTTCGACGTCCTGTCTGGTAGCGACATTGGCAAGATCCGTGATGCCGTGTGGTCGCTGAACGAGTACGAACCGCAGGAACGACTCAAAGCACTGGTAAAAGGCTCCGGGGCAGCGTCGCGCTCCGTCAGCAAGTAGCTTTCGCCGCGCGCTCCGGGATCGCCCCACGGCGACTCTGGGGGTGGGAGCCACGAACGTTCTACGAGTACGACAAAGACGGACGCATGGTCTCGTCAGTCGTCGAAGCCGAGTGGGACGACGAACAAGTTGACCTTGTCATTGCTGAACAGATGGTCCGGAACCTGACTGGACCTAACGGCGAGTGGATGCCGGAGGCGACGTCCGACGCGGCCGACCCGATGGCGTATTCCGGTATGCGGTACGTCGCGAGTGAGCCGTTCACGAACTGGGCCGAGAAGGCGCGTCTTGATGCGCAGGAGGCGTACCGAAAGTCGCTGGGCGAGAACGGGAACATGAACGGCGTGTACTTCACCGTCGACAAGTTCGAGTACTAGAACTCGTCCGCGTATTCGTCGCAGTAGGCCACGGACGCGGCGCCGGCAACCCGGCCAGCTTCGGCGGCTGTGAGGCCGGATTCCTTCGCGATGCGGATGAACTCGACCATGCCGTCCGTGAATCCGCGGTCCTTGAGGATGTCGCACACCTGGTGACCGACCTTGGTGAGTTCCGCGGTCCCAGCTTCGGCCAACGCCGGCACCCCTTCACGCACCAAGGACACGTAGGCGTCCTCGGCGCTGGGTGCTGCGCAGCCCGTCAGTAGCAGCACAGGTAACAGCACGGCGATCAGACGCTTCATGGCGCTGACTCTACAACTCAAGACCGATCTAGCGGAGGTGTATCTTGGCCGACCGCCAGACGAAGGTCACGCTCATTGCGGCCGTGAACGGCTACATCACGGACATGAAGCGGGCTCAGGACTCGACCGCGAAGGTTGGGGACGAAGCGGCTAAGTCTGCCGCGAAGCTTGAGAAGCAACACCAGGCGATGACCGAGGTCGGCGCCGGTATTGCTGCGATCGGTGCTGTCGCTGCGGTGGCTTTCGGTCTCGCTGTGGCGAAGTTCGCTGAGTTCGATCAGGCGATGTCGAATGTGCAGGCGGCGACGCAGGAGTCTGCCGAGAACATGAGTCTGCTGCGTGAGGCGGCGCTTGAGGCTGGCGCTTCGACCGTGTTCTCTGCCACTGAGGCGGCGAACGCCATTGAGGAACTGGGTAAGGCCGGTCTGACGACTGAGCAGATCCTCGGTGGCGGTCTGGCGGGCGCGCTCGACCTCGCGGCGGCTGGACAGCTTGAGGTTGCGGACGCGGCGGGTATCGCGGCGATCGCGTTGAAGCAGTTCAACCTTGAGGGTGAAGACATCCCTCACGTGGCCGACCTTCTGGCTGCTGGAGCGGGCAAGGCTGTCGGTGACGTTGAGGATCTGTCGGCCGCGCTCGGTCAGGTTGGTCTTGTTGCGAACGGTGCGGGTCAGTCCATTGAGGACACCACGGGCACGCTGGCTGCGTTCGCTGACGCCGGTCTGCTGGGTTCCGACGCGGGCACGTCGCTGAAGGCTGCGCTCATCGCGCTCCAGGCGCCCACTGACAAGGCCCGCGGGATCATGGAGGAGTACAACCTTTCTTTCTATGACACCAACGGGCAGATGCTCGCGTTCGACGAGATCGCCGGCCAGTTGGACGAGAACCTGGGTTCACTCACGGATGAGACCCGCAACGCGGCTCTGGCCCAGATTTTCGGCAATGATGCGCTGCGTGTCGCGAACGTCCTGTACGACGAGGGTGCTGATGGCATCCGGAAGTACATCGACCAGACGAACGACTCGGGGTATGCGGCGAAGGTTGCCGCTGACCGGTTGAACAACCTGACCGGTGATGTGGAGAAGCTGGGCGGCGCGATCGATACCGCCCTCATCAAGTCGGGTTCTGGCGTCAACGACCTTCTCCGTGGGGTCACGCAGGGCGCGACGGGCATTGTCGACGCGATCGGCAGCATCCCGGAGCCCGTTCTCGGTGTTGCCACCCAGATCACCGGCATTGTCGCAGCGGTCGGCCTTGTTGGCGGTGCGGCGCTCCTCGCGGTTCCGAAGATCGCACAGTTCAAGCTGGCGATGTCGACGCTGAACATCTCGGGGGCGTCTGCGGCGCGGGGTATCGGTCTGGCGACTGGTGCACTGGCTCTCGCCGGCACCGCCTTCTCCATCTGGGCTCAGCGTCAGGCTGAGGCCACCGCGACCGCTTCGGAGTTCGAGGAGTCTCTGGATCAGACGACTGGTGCGGTCACTGACTACACGCGGGAACTGGTTGCGAAGAAGCTTGCTGAGGCTGGCGCGTTCGACGGTGCGAAGAATGCGGGCATCTCCCAGAAGGAGCTGACCGACAAGATCCTGGAGGGCGGCGACGCTGTCGAGGATCTGCGGCAGAAGCTGTACGACTACGCCAACGGGAACCCGTTTGACCCCGCAATCGCCAATTCGGTCAACGCGGTCAATGACTTGTCTGGCGGGCTGGAGCGTGCCGACAAGAACCTGGAGGACCAGGCGGCTGCGGCCGGCGAGTCGGCAGACAAAACCACGGATGCGGCGACGTCATACCAGGACGCGGCTGACAAGGCAGCAGAGCTTCAGTCGAACTTGCGTGAGCTCATTGACACGATCAATGAGGCGAACGGGATCGGTCAGGACGCGGTCTCCACGAACGCGGCGTACCAGTCGGCCCTTGCCGGCATCAGCGATGAGGTGGACCGGCAGAAGGAAGCGTTCATCGACTTGCAGAAGAAGGCGTTCCAGGAGGCTAACGGCACCCTCGATGGGTTCGTAGGGACGCTCGAGGGATTCACCCTGACGTTGGATGAGACGACCGAGTCGGGATCGGCTAACGCGGCGATGCTGTCTGACGTCGCCGCTAAGGCGATTGCGGCGGCAGATGCCCAACTCGAAGTGGACTCGCGAACGGTCGGCGCGGACAAGGCAACGGCCACCTACCTCGGCACGCTCGAGGCTCAGCGGCAGGCGTTCATCGATTCCGCCGCTGAGGCTGGCTTCAACGCCGAAGAGGTGCAGAAGCTCGCTGACAAGGTGTTCGCCCTGCCGGACGAGAAGGCGGTTCACCTGGTTGCAGAGACGGCGGCGGCCGCAACCACGATCGACAACTTCATGAACCGGTACGGGACTCTCAAGGGGTCGATTGTGTACCGGGCTACCCGTGAGGGTGGAGCCGGTGACGGTACTGCGGGTGGGTTCGCGGGTGGTGGAGAGATCCCCGGTACGCCGTCGCGTAAGGACAACGTCCTCATCCATGCGGCTACGGGTGAGTTCGTTGTGAACACGGATGCGGCTCAGCGGAACAAGGCGCTGCTGCATTACATCAACAGTGGTGGTCGTATCCGTGGGTATGCGGATGGTGGTGAGGTTCAGCCTCAGTACGCGCCTGTCATGCCTCGGTGGGCGTCGGGTGGCGGTGGGGGCGGGGCGAGTGTCAACGTCACGCAGAACATTGCCCCGCCGCCGAATGTGGACCCGATTCTGATTGGGCGAGCTGCGGCGCACACCCTCGAGTTTGAGCTTCGGAGGAGTGCCTGATGGCGAACATTGAGGCGACGGTCGGCGGGTTGACGTTTGTTGGGCATGAGGGGCCGGCGACGTACACGATTGCTGCGGATGGGTTGAAGGGCTGGTTTGTGGGTGGCACGTCGATGCGACGTGAGTATGTTGACCGCCCCAACCAGCCCGGTCAGTTCTCCACCCCCGGGTACCTGTCTGGGCGGCTTGTGGAGATCACCGGGAAGGTTCTGGTGGATGACGACCCGGTGGCGTTTGAGGACGCCCTGGATGCGCTTGATGGGCTTCTGGCCGATGGGGGTTCGGACACTCTGACGGTCACGACGCCGAAGGGTGCGAAGACCGCTGTTGTCTCCCGGTATGGGGAACCGCAGTTGCGGATCGTCGTGTACGGGTCGGTTGCTGAGTATCAGATCCAGTTGTGGGCACCTGACCCGGCGAAGGTGGTTGTTCCGTGACTTGGTCTTACTGGTTCTGTGACACGCTCACGGGCGAGAAGCAGCTTCAGGTTGAGCCGGCCGGGGGTTCGTGGTCGCGTCGGCTCAATGTCACCCAGTCGGGTTCGCATGTGTTCTCGTTGGGTGATCGTCTTCACACGCGGGCTACGTGGCGTGCGTTGACGGAGACGTGGAACCGGGTTCTGGTGCAGTGCTGGGATGACGTTCCGGTGTATGCGGGTGTTGTGACGGGTCGCCCGTATGACCGTGACACGCAAATGTTGACAGTGCAGCACACGGACATCCGGTCGTGGTTCTCCTACCGATACCCGTTCGGCGTGGCTGGGTACTCGGATGTGTCGTTGGTTCCGGGGAACCTGACGATCACGAGCAAGTCGCTGGTGTCCGCGGTGGGTCTCGTTCTTGATGCGGGGCTCAAGGGGCCGATCGGTTCCCCGTATGCCATCTACCCGTTGCCGATTGTGTTGCCGTCGCTGGTGGAGTCCGGGTCGTTCTCGGCGGTGTATGAGAACTACAACTTCCAGCGGGTGGCGGACATTCTCGATGACATCCAGGGGTTGGATGGTGGGCCGGATGTGGAGTTCGTTCCGCAGTGGTCTGGTTCGGACACGCTCGAGTGGGTGACGCGGGCGGGTGCGTTGACTGGTGGCACGTTCGACTTTGATTTGACTGCTGCGGATTCGCCTGTGGCGTCGTACAAGTCCCACGAGGACGGGTTGAAGCAGGTCACGGGTGTGTTCGGGGTGGGTCAGGGTTACGGGTTGACGATGGCCGTGGGTGGTACGGCGAATGCGTTGCCGTATGTGATTCCGGCTCGGGATACGACATATCCGGTGAAGATGGCTGCGACGCCTGGTGCGGCTGGTGATCTTGCGTTCGCGCGTGTGCAGAAGTACAAGTACGCGACCGTTCAGCCGGAGATCACGGTGCTGGCGACGGAGGTGTCTCCTACGGATCTTGTGCTCGGTTCGACGATCACGGTGACCGATTCGGATGACCCCTTCCTGCCTGATGGGCCTACAGATTTCCGGCTGATCGGGTTGGCCGGTGGGGTTGGCGACACTCTGACGCTCACTATCGAGGAGGAGTTTGTCTGATGGTTGCTATCGACAATCCTGGTAGTGAGATGGCCGACCTGATGCGTCGTGTCCGGTTTTTGGAGACGCAGTCGGGTGCGGATGGGTCCGGGTTCGGTGGTGGGGACGGTGACCATCCTGGTGCTGGTGGCGATTCGATCCTGTTGGGTACCGATGGTCTAGCGGATGGGTACGCGTCGGTTGCGATCGGGTTTGAGGCGAAGGCTTCTCCGATCACTGATACGGATGCGGATGAGGCTGTTGCGGTTGGTACGGCGGCGACTGCTGACGGGTTTGGTGCGACGGCGCTTGGTGGGCGGTCGTATGCCCAGTACGAGACATCTACGGCACTCGGGTGGTCTGCTGATGCGTTGCATTTGCGGTCGACGGCGGTTGGTGAGAACGCAGTTACGACGCAGGCGGATCAGATTCGCCTGGGTCGGTCTGGGCAGCAGGTGTCGGTTCCCGGGAATCTTGTGGTCAATGGGACGTTCTCGAA